TCAAACAAAATGGAAATATGGTTCAAGATAGTAGCCCGTACAGAACAGATAACTAGAGACCAGATTCAAGCCGACAAGCGTAAACGGGAAGCCAAGAAACGCCGTGCCGCTGAGATTGATGAGCTACTGACCATTATCTTGATACTGTTTGTGACTGCCGTAGTACTGGGAACCGTAGGCTGGTTTGTTTGGGAAGCTATGCGGCAATGCACACCCAATTGCGCTATTAACCGTTAAGGACTGATATGAAGAAACTTCTCCTGATCCTAGCCTTTTGCGGTGCAGCCCAAGCGGAACCCAACCTAGTCGTCTGTCATGCAAGGTACGCACTATGCGCTGCCAGCCCATCTACCCCTACGGGGAGATACATTCTTGTTAACAGTACAACTTTTCAAGAAGCAGTCTCAGTCTGCCCAGTTCTTACCGGTAAGTCTATTGGTGACCGCAACTTGATCGGTTCGTGTAAACCACCCGCAGGCAAAGATACGGTTTGGTCATTGTTTTCTGCGGTAACTGAATATCCGCAAGCCCCCAGTTGGGCCGTTACTACCGCTACGATTCGCACGTTTGTATCTACGGATGCCGTGGGCGGCGGTATGGCAAATCAATGGAGCTATCCCTGCAAAGTTCGTCCTCAGAAAGTTAATGGTGCGACTCTTGCGGATTGTCTGGGGCCGATGAATGAAAGCCCGTGGAACGGTGCAGTAGTCCCTGCTGGAGCCATGATTGGTACAGCCGCACCTGTCGGCGCTTTTAATCCCGTTGGCGGCAACTTTCCGCCTATTAAATAAGGAGCTACTATGGATTGGCTAAAAATGATCGCCCCGACCCTCGCTACAGCGATTGGTGGGCCTTTTGGCGCTATGGCGTATGGAGTAGTGGCTAAGGTGATGAATATTTCGCCAGAAGACGCGCAACAAACTCTTGAAACTGGCAAGTTGACCGCCGAACAAATTGCTGCTGTTCAACTGGCAGAGGTCGAACTAAAAGCACGGGCGCAAGAATTAGGCTTAGACTTCGCAAAGGTAGCTGCCGATGACCGTAAGTCCGCCCGTGAGATGCAAGCCACTACTCGTAGCTTTATGCCGCCTGTACTGGGTTTGATCGTGACCCTTGGATTCTTTGGGATTCTGGGCGGCCTGATGACAGGCGTGGTTCATACCTCCGACGCTTTAATGTTGATGCTCGGTAGCCTTGGGACTGCATGGACGGGTATCGTGGCGTTCTACTTCGGGTCAAGCGCCGGTTCACAGGCCAAAGACGACCTGCTCCACAAATCGAGTCCAAACCTATGAACCTTACCGAACATTTCACCCTCGAAGAGCTGACGGCCACCAGCCATCGGGAATTTGACAATACCCCGAATGCCGAAGAAATTGCCAATCTTCAGCGGCTGGCGGAGTTCTTGGAGCGCGTCAAATCCGCGTTGGGCGGTAAGCCAGTAATGATTAATTCTGGGTTTCGGTCTGAGGCTGTAAATAATTCAGTGGGTTCCAAAAATACCAGCCAACATCGTACAGGCTGCGCGGCTGACCTAAGAATCCCCGGGATGACCCCTGATCAAGTAGTCAAGGCCATCATTGCATCTGGTTTGCCATACGATCAAATCATCCGAGAATTTGATTCATGGACGCACGTTAGTGTGCCAAATACGGCGGGCTTGTTGCCGCGCAGGCAAGCGCTTATCATTGACAAGGCTGGCACTCGACCATTTTCGTAATTCGTGGGAAAATGATCCACAGCTTAAAGGAATGACATGACGACTGCTTCAGTAATGACATACGACTCTTTGGTCGAAAACATTCAGTCATATCTGGAGCGGACTGATGTTGCTACGCTTGAGAAAATCCCGCTTTTCATCATGCTGGCCGAACAAATCATTGCCAGCCAGATCAAGTTTTTGGGTAACCTGACAGTCAACACCAGCACGATGACGGCCACTCAAGCCATCATTGACAAGCCTGCGCGTTGGCACAAAACCGTTTCAATGAATGTGGTGGTCTCTGGTAGCCGCTCCCCTGTCCTGCTTCGCAAGTACGAGTACCTGCGTGAGTATTGGCCTGATGCCACCGAGACAGGCGTCCCTGTTTATTACGGCGATTACGACTACACACATTGGCTGGTGGTTCCTACACCTGCCGCCGATTACGCCTTTGAGGTGCTGTACTACGAGCGCATCCAGCCCTTGGACTCTTCTAACCAGACGAATTGGTTCACAATTTATGCGCCGCAAGCGTTGCTGTACGGGTCTTTGTTGCAGGCTATGCCGTTCCTCAAGAACGATGAGCGTATGCCAATGTGGCAGCAGAACTATGACCTGATCATGCAAACCTTGATGGCCGAAGATAAGTTGCGAGTTGCTGATCGTCAAGCCGTAGCGGTGGATTCATAATGAGTTACAACAGCCCCTTTACTGGTAACGTCATCCAGCCAACTGACGTATCGTATAGCCGCATTACGCTGACAACTGATTTGCAGTTGACTTGGCCCATCAACGGCACAACGGCTGATGATGCCGCCGCTCGAATTATGGAGGTGTCGACCACCACCACGGCAAACGAGTTGTGGATGCCCCCAGCCAATCAAGCGTCGGTAGGTCAGGATGCTTTGATCCGTAACGTCGGCTCTGTCACGTTAACGGTCAAGGACTTCACTGGTGCAAACACTATTGTTACGGTGGCCGCTGGTCAAGCGCAGTACATCTACATCACCACAAATGCCACCACAGCGGGAACATGGGGAATCATTGCCTTCGGCATTGGCTCTTCTGGCGCTGATGCTGCGACCCTTGCTGGTTATGGATTGTTGGCTATCGGCCAGACTTTAAATCAAAGCCAGCCCATAACGACGTTCTCATCTAGTTATACGGCGTTGGCAGCAGACCGTTCTAGCACTTACGTATGGACTGGCGGGGCGGGTACTTTGACCATGACCCTTGCGTCTACGCTTGGTGATAACTGGTTCATGTTTGTCCGCAACAGTGGAACTGGCGCTTTGACGGTAACGGGTACAAGTGGGAACCTAATTAATGGGTCTGCGTCGATTGCTTTGCAACCAACAGACTCTTGCATCATTGTTTGCAGTGGAACTCAGTTTTACACGGTTGGTTTGGGTAAGTCTACGCAGTTTGCGTTTACCCAACTGTCCAAGGCTGTTCTGACTGGAACCTACACTTTGACCGCCTCAGAGGCTTCTAACGTCATTCAGAAGTACACAGGTGCATTGACGGGCAATGTGACGATTGTCATTCCCTCAACGGTGCAGGTTTACTACATCTTGAATGAAACGTCCAACGCTTACACGGTAACGATCTCTACGGGTTCTGGAGCCACGGCGGTATTGACGGCTGGCACCCAAGCAACACTGGTTTGCGATTCAGTCAACCTATACAACGCCAACACAATTCTTGCTGGGTCATCAACGGTAAGTTTGAACAATGGCACCGTTGGCGCACCGTCTTTAAACTTTTCATCAGAAACCACAACAGGTATTTATCGCAACGCTTCGGGCGAGTTCAATCACACCATCCTTGGTGTGTTGCGCTCAACGCTGTCTGCAACTGGGCTTGCCATTGTTGGCACAGGGAACTTTACGGGTGGTGTTGCTGGCGGGACTTTCTGATGGTTAAGAAGGTTTTTGCCATTGATACGCAACCCGGCGTTCAGCGGGATGGGACTGTCTTTGACATGAATTTTTACACCGATGGTTTGTGGGTTCGTTTCCAAAGAGGCAGACCACGCAAGATTGGAGGTTATCGCGCAATCACACAGACAGCCACTGGTTACTCCCGTGGCATTTTTGTAAATTCAGCCGATGGTGTGAATCAAGTTTTCAACGGCTTTAGTTCTGGCCTTGAAGTCATCAATGTTGACAGCCTTGGCATTGGCGGGGGAGTCAACCAATTTACGTTCAACGGCATTGTCTTGACCACAGGAACGCTTGTAGGCGGCTCTAGTTACGTCAATGGCACCTACACCAACGTAGCCCTCACAGGGGGCACTGGAACGGGCGCAAAGGCCACCATTGTGGTTTCTGGTGCTACAGTCACCAGTGTGACCCTTACGGCGGCTGGTGATGGATACGCCGTGGGCAACACTTTAAGCGCCACTGCGGCCAGCATTGGTGGAACTGGCAGTGGCTTTTCAATTAAAGTCGCAACCATCAATGATGGGTTTACTGAGAGCGATTTGAACTTGTGGCAGTTTGATGCTACGTTTGACGCCCAAGGCTCTGGTAATCAATTGCTGCTGGCGCACCCCGGCCAAAATTTGGCTCAAATTGACCAGACCACGGCAACTCCAGTTTTAGCTGGAGACATCAATGGGTTGGCTATGCAGCCCTTGCGCGACATCAACGGGACTACTCCTACTGGCGACACAATTTCTGTGTCTGGCGGCGTATGTGTGTTGCACCCTTACGTTTTTGTTTATGGGGATAACGGCCTGATCAAGAACTCGGTTGCTGGTGATTCATACAACTGGAACGGCCCCGATTCAAATGAGACCAATGTTGCCTCGACCAAAATTGTCAAAGGTTTGCCAGTTCGCGGTGGATCAAACGCTCCTTCAGGCTTGTTCTGGGCGCTTGATTCGTTGATTCGCGTATCGTACAACCCAGCCACTATTACAGTATCTGGAACAGCGCAAACTTTTTACTGGCGCTACGACATTGTCACTAGCCAGTCTTCTATTTTGTCAAGCCAGTGCGTTATTGAATACGACGGCATCTACTACTGGTGTGGGGTTGATCGCTTCTTGTTGTACAACGGCGTGGTCAAGGAACTCAAAAACAATTTTAACCAAAACTACTTTTTTGACAATTTAAACTACGCTCAGAGCCAAAAAGTTTGGGCGCAAAAAGTTCCTCGTTTTGGTGAAATCTGGTGGTTTTTCCCTTCTGGAGACTCAGAAGAGTGCAACGACGCCATCATATATAACGTCCGCGAAGACTGCTGGTATGACGCTGGTGGCGCTTTGGGAGCCAGACGCACGGCTGGGTACTTCTCTCAAGTGTTTCACTACCCCATCAATGCTGGCGCTACGCTGAGTGAACAGACCATATTGTTTTCAGCCTCAATTGCCACAACCAATGCCAGTGCAGACATTACGATAGCCCCCAACAACCAAGTTGCAAACGGACAATTGGTTGTGTCTACCAGCATAACTTCTGGCGCTATTGTTACGGTAATTGCTCCCACGCTGGCCTCCACAACGGCCACAGGAAGTTCTGCCGCATTCACAATTGTGGTCAACAGCGCAACTGGCATTTTGCGA